AGTTATTAATATTAGCTAAGAATAGAGATGCAGTAAAAGATTTAACTACTGAATTTAAGACAAACACTACTAGGTTAGATGAAATGGCTGATGCGATGGGTTCAAACACTAGAGCCAAAGTAAAGAAAATGCAATCTGCCATAGAAGGTCTTAAAATAGAATTGGGTGCTATAATATCAGATGCTATAATGCCTATAATTAAATTTGTAACTGATTTAGCTGGTAAGTTTGGACAACTTGACCAATCGACACAAAATTTAATATTAGCAATTGGTACATTCTTAGCTGTACTTGGACCACTAATTTTAATTGTAGGTGGTTTAGGTGGTGCTTTTGCAGCAGGATTAGCTATACTTGGACCATTTTTATTAGGTTTTGCTAAAATCATAATAATTGCAGCAGGTGTTATTGCTGTAATACACGGATTAATACTTATACTTGGTACATTATTTCAAGCACTATCAGATAATGGAAAGGCAATAGTTGAAAGATTTAAAAACATAAATGCTAAAATTGTAAATTTCTTTATAGATTCAGGTAGTAAAATAGTTGAATTTCTTAAAAAAACTGCTAAAAAATTAGGCATAACAATATTTGAAAATTTTGAGCCAAGCAAAAAACTTGAAATAATACCTGATGAGGAATTAACCAAGTTTACATCACTAAGTAGTAGTTTAAGTAAGTTTAGTAAAAAGTATGGTGATTTTAGAAATAAGGTTGGTGATGGTTTAAAAAACATATTTAGTTTTGATATGGGTGGTGGAAGCACTACACCAGAAACTGAAGAAGAAATAGAAAAAGAATCTTTTGTAAAATCACCATTTGATTTTAGCGAAGAATATGAACAATATTTAGCAGATTTACAAGCAGCTGAAGATGCAACAATAAGATTTAAAAACTCTGTTAATGAATTAGCAGTTTCAATGGCAAATAATTTTGCTACATCATTTGCTGATGTGATTCTAAGTGGTGAAAACTTATTACAAGGATTAGGTCAGATATTTAAAGACCTAGCTAAACAAATATTAGCTATGATAATAAAGGCAGCGATTTTATCAGTATTACTTAGTGCAACAGGTTTAGGTGCGACACAAGCAGGTACTAAAATGTTTGGTGCAGACCAAAGTTTCAAAGGATTATTAGGTGGTATGTTTGGTGGAGGATTTGCTAGTGGTGGACGACCACCTTTAGGTAAAATGTCGTTGGTAGGTGAACAAGGACCAGAATTATTTGTACCTAGTTCATCAGGCACTATAATACCTAATAATGCTTTAGGTGGCACAGCAATACCTGATGTCACAATTTCAGGTGATGATTTATTAATAGTATTCGATAGAGCAAATAGAAGAAAAAGTAGAAGATAGTAACTATGGCTTACGGAGTATTTAAAACTGCAACTATAAAAGGTGAAAAGGGTACTGATTGGTTAATTCATATACATAAAAAAAACTATTCAGGTTCATCAAGTGAATTAAATCTTTTTGGAGAAGGTTTTGAAATTAAATGGTCAGGTGAAGGTGGAACTAGAAATAGACAATATTTAACTTCAGAATGTGTTTTAAAAACATTTATTGAAAGTGATCCTGATGAATCTTTTCTTTATGATATTTTTACAAAAGGTGATAAAGAATATTTTATAAGAATATATAAAGGAGTTACTTCTGCTGATTCAGATTACATTTGGTGGTATGGTTGGGTACAACCTTCTTTTGATAAATTTTCTAACGAACCTTATCCATATACTGCAAACATTATAGCAACTGATTCTATTGGTGTTTTTAAAGAAAGAGCTGATGATGTATTAAATTCTGCCACTTGGAATAAGGCATATAGAATTAATAATCACATTGCTGATTTTGGTACTACTATGGCTTTATTTGACCATTCTGGTTCAGACTTAGCACCAATACCACAAAATGTAAAGTGGTTTAAAACAAGTGTAGATTGGTTTAGAAATGGTGATACATACCAAGCAAACGATCCATTTTATTCATATTACACTACTAGGGCTGCTTATAGAAAAGATGTTGAGAATAAACCACTTAATTATAAAAAATACGATGTACTTACAGGTGCATTAAAAACCTTTAATACTGTTGGTTTTTTAAGTGATGGTGCTTATTATTTTATACAACCAAACAACAAAGTAGCAACAAGTGGTAATGTAAGAATATATCCATATATAGGTACAGACAATGAAGTGCCAAGTGGTGCTAGTATTGGAGATGAATCTACACTTTTAGCCATAGACCAATCTACTAATGTTATATTAGGTGGTTCTACAATAACTTTTGATCCTGTACTCAAAAGTGTTAGTTGTGATTTTATAAATGGTGAGTCATCTTTTACTGTTCCTTTTGATTCAGACTTAACAACACCTTTTACAGCAGGTTTATTACAAGGTGATGTTTTAGAAGGTGGTTCTTTACGAATTTATTTTAGAGCAAAGCACAGAGAAGTTTTTAATACTAATCAAATAAACTTTCCTACATCATCTTATACTTTAGTAAACGCAGGCCATCAAACTACATTTTCCTTACAAATAAAAATAGGTACAGGTTCTGGTGTAAGATACTTACAAGAAGGAGCTGGTACTTTAGAATGGAGAACTGATACTAACCCTGTTACGATTACATTAGTAAGGGGTAGAGGTGCTAATACAGGTGGATCTCTTTTAAATAATGGTAGTGGTGATTATCTTACTGCTTTAAGCATAAAAAATAATGATGATTTCGGAGAAGATTTATCTTTAGATGGTGTAGACGCACATCCTTGTAGAATAGAGGATAATGGTAGTGGTGTTTTTACTGCAATAACTGAATTAAGATTTGCAGGTGACTTTCCAATACCTGTTGTTTCTGGTGAACTTACAATACAATTAACAGCAGTAAATACTTATACACCTTACTTATTTAGTGCAGGTGGTTTTGCTGGTGTTATTAGTTCAGTAAACTATGCAAACCAAACACCATCAACTGTAACAAGAACTACATTATCAGGTCTAGGTGGCGAATATCCTAATATATCTTTAGTAGGTACTGATACTGTTGCTTTAAATTCTGATGCAATAGGATTAACATTTACATCTACACAAACTGATACTGAAGCATTTGAAGATTTAGATTTGGGTAGAATTTCAGTAGGTCAAACAACATCAGGTTTAGCACTTTTTCAAGACTCTATTTTTTCAGTTCAATACAATACAGGTACTGATGCTGATCCTATAATGTTTGCTGCTACTGAAGGTTTTAGAGCAGATGATTCAGGTAGTTATGTAAATATTTTACAATTACTTACAAATCAATTTTTAGAATTACAAACTGAGCCTTTAGAAATATTACAAGCTAGAATACAAAGCACTAATATATCACCACTTAAAAACATAAGATATGCAATAAATGGCGATACTAACTATAAGTATTATCAGTTTTTAGGTGGTACATTTTATGCTCAAAGTGAAATTATGGAAGGTGAGTGGTTTAAGGTAAATGTAGGCTCACCAACAAATTCACCTGACACACCAATCGCACTTAGGTCATCTAATCAGCCTGTATTTGACACTACATTCACAAATATTCTAGGTAATACAAAAAAAATAGTAAATAATCTTACACAAAATCAATATGGTGATTTACAAGTAGCTTTACCAAATGGTACTGCTGTAACTACAATAACTTTAAATCAAAATACTAGAGGTAAAATATATAATGGTCAAAAAATATTATTGTCTGAATCTGATGGCTCAAATCCTGTTACATTAACAGCTTCTGGTGATGTTAATTTAGGTGTAAAACAAATACCAATAAATTCATTTACACCTAGTGTTGATTATGCAATAAATTCAAAAGTATCACCATTAACATACGATTTATCAAATGTAATAACAGGTGGTGGTGGTAGCACAACACAAACAGTAAACATTATACTTAAAGATGTAGGTAGTTACTTATGGTATGCTTTTAGTCAAAATAATTGGTACACATTAGGTTCGGCAACATTTCCTACTTTAGGTACAGGATCATCACCTAGTGCTTTAGCTTCATTTTCTAGTCATTATCAAGGTAGAATGACAAGTTATACAGCTATTGAAAATTGCACACTTAAAAAATTTATACTAACATTTAATTGGAGTTCAAGTGCAATAAATGGTGATGTAGATTTGGAGTTTGCATTTAGTAAATTTACTCCTATTACAAATGGTACAGCAGCATCTATTTCAATGAATTCTATAACAGCAACTAATACAACAGGCACTTTTACCGAAAACAAACCATATCAAGTAGAGTTTACTTTATCAGGTAGTAATGCTTCTCTTTCAGCAGGTGATTGTTTAGCTTGTCATATAAGAAGTGTAAATAGTTCAACTAGCAATAGAGTTTTTGTATATGGTACAGCAATATTAAAAGTAGAAATTTAATATATGGCATTATTAGATAAAAAATATAGTAATATACATACTAAGACAGGCGATGAAAAGATAGCCTTAAAGCAGAAGTATGATGATGGTCATATAAACACTTTATTAGACCTTTCTGAACAACAAATAAATCCAGAATTTGGTGCTTTGTTATATCAGATTCAAGAGATGCAAGAAGATATTACTGAGGTTAGAAGGTACTTAACACAAGAAGTTGGTGATGGTGCTAAAGGTGATACAGGTGCAACAGGACCACAAGGTCCACAAGGAATACAAGGCTCACAAGGACAATCTGGTACTAATGGTTCTGATGGTAAAGACGCAGGTGTTTATGGTAGTGATTTAAAAATACTACCAAATCAATTTATGTCTAATGATGATGGTAAAGCTCTAAACTTTGCTGTTATAGAAGATGATAATAAAAGTACAATAGGTGTTAGAGTTAATGAAGCAGATTGCGAATTGTTTGCTATGATACCTATACCAGAAGGTAAAAGTGTTTCATCATTTCAAGTTTTTGCAAGTAATAGATTAACAACTACTTTAAGCGTAGTAGATTATACTAATGGTTCAGTTCAAAATGTTGCTATTGGTGACACAACAAAAGCTATTAGTCTTGGTAAAAAACCATTAGCATCGACATCAACAAACTATGTTTCAATAACAGTAGTAACAACTGCCACAAATCAAGTGATTTATGGTGCTAAATTAACATTAACATAAAGAGGATGGGTGTAATCATTTTTAGCTACCTTTTCGATGGTTACACCCTTTCCTCTTAATATACGAAACAATGCAAGTTACAATAGGAATTATAGAGTTAGTAATATCAACAATTATATTAGTATCAACAGCAGTTGGAGTTTGGGCTACTCTACAAACTAAAGTAACTAAACTTTCATCAAGAGTGTATCACTTAGAGCAATCTGATAATGAACTAAAAACAATATTAGCAGATATATCAGCTAAACTACACAAGATAGAATTGTTGTTAGCATCAAATCAAATTAAAGAAAAGTAATAATGTATGAGGTTAAGCAAAAACTTTATGCTTTCAGAGTTTACTCGAAGCAACACAGCCAAAAGATTAGGCATAGAAAATGAGCCTAATAAAAAAGATATACAAAATATTCAAAACCTTGTTACTAAAGTTTTGCAACCCATTAGGTCTGGTGTTGGTTCTATTCGTATTACTAGTGGTTATCGTTCTCCACAACTTTCTAAAGCTATTGGAAGCAGTAGTAAGTCACAGCATTGTAAAGGTGAAGCAGCTGACATCCAATATTGGGAAGATGGTAAAATGAATAACAAGCTTATTTACGATTATATTATTGACAATGCACTTGACTTTGACCAAATGATTAACGAATTTGATTTTTCTTGGATTCATATATCTTTCAAATCTAAAGGTAATAGAAGGGAAGTTTTAGAAGCCTACAAAGATGATAAGGGTAAGACTAAATATAAATTTGCTGACGATATAATTACGCTATGATAAAAAATATTTTAAAAAGTTTAGTAGGTCAAGCATCTACAATAATAGACGATGTTGTTACAACAGACGAAGAACGATTAAAATTAAAAAATGAGTTTGAAAAGGTTATACAAGAACACGAAAAGGAAATGTTTGCTCTTGAAGTTCAAGATAGAGGAAGTGCTAGAACAATGTTTATGGACGATAGCTTTATACAAAAAATATTGGCTATCATCTTTACTTGTGCTTATTTCTTTTTATCTTATACAATGTTTAGATTTTTCGTATTAAATACATTAGAGCTTTCAGATTACGAAATAGGATTTGTAAGTAGTGTTTTTGGTGCTATGTCAAGCAAAGTAAATACAATTATAGATTTCTTTTTTGGTGGATCATCTAAGCAAGATAAATAATATATATGCCATATTTACCTAAAGGTAGAAAGCCTAAAGATACAAGAAGTAGGAGAGAAAAAAATAAATCTTGGGGTGGAGATACATCTTTTTATAGACGAGCAGCTTGGAGAAAGTTAAGGCTTGTAGTATTAAGAGAAAATCCATTGTGTGTACATTGTTCTGATAAAGGCATAGTTAAACAAGCTGATGTAGTCGATCACATAATACCTGTAAAGAAATGGAAAGAAGGTGAGCTAGAGCAAAGTAATTTACAAGGCTTATGTCATCCTTGTCACAATAGAAAAACTTACAATGAAAATAAATAGATATAGAAGCAAATATGAAGAAGATGTTTGTGGTAAACTAGATCAAGATAATATACCTTTTGATTATGAAACAATTAATATTCATTATCAGATTACCGAACAACGAAGATATACACCTGATGTTATATTACCCAATGGAATCATTATTGAATTAAAAGGTAGGTTTACAGCTAAAGATAGAAAGAAAATGTTATTAGTTGTAGAGCAATACCCAGACTTAGATATAAGAATGGTATTTATGAGATCTAATAATAGATTATATAAACACAGTAACACCACTTATGCCCAATGGTGTGACAAACATAATATTAAATGGGCAGATAAATATATACCTAAAGAATGGATTCAAGAAAAGAAAAAACTCCCAAAGAAATAGCACAAGAAACCTATGAAAGTTGGATAGTGGATTTAGTAGAAGAAGAACCTGAAGATTGTAAAGATTGTGATGATGAATGTAATGGTTCGTGTGATGGGTAAAAAAGAGAGGACAAGTTAGTCCTCTTTTTCTTTTCCTAAGTTTTCTATTTCTAAATCAAGCATTTTTCTATTATGCTCACCATTATCTTCAGTTATATTCCACTCGTAAGTAAAAGGTATATTCTCTAATTCTTGTATTATCTTTTCTAAATATACTGCTAAATCCATAGCTTCTTCTTGTGCGTGTTTTAGCCATTGTAACTTAGTTAAATCATTTCGTTCCATAGTAGTGCCATATTTCTTTTTGCCTATCTTAGAACGCTTAATAATCTTATCACAAACTTTTTTCTCTATACTGCTCATAACAACTTTAATTAAAATTTACCACTTACTGTGCCATTTGGTTTTTTTATAATACCACCAAATCCACCATTTGAAGATACACGATCCATATACTCATCGCAACAAATTGCTTCTGGACTAATTACCTTATCATCAATTACCTTAATTGAATAACTTAATAGTTCAATCTGTTGCTTACACTTTTTACATATAAATTTTGCCATATTAAAGCTAATATACAAAAAAAAGAGAGAACAATTAAGTCCTCTCTTTCCAACCAAAAAACTTACAATTATGAGAAACAAAGTAAGAAGGTCAAATATACAAAACTTTTCCTTTATCGTAATCTAAAAAAGTAACATATTTATAAACATATCTTTTTCTTCCAAAATCAGTAGATTCAGGCATAGTTCTCCAACTCCATTTTTTTATTCTTGTTTTATTAAGATTAAAAACTAATACTGAATCACAATCAAAAAAGTTTATATATAATCCTTGTGATTGTTTTTCGTTTTTTGCCTTTCTTAATATTCTTTCGTACTTGTGCATTTCTAATATCAAGCCATCAGGATATTTTTCTTTTGCATAATCTAAAGTAAAACTTCTTTGTTTCATTTCACAATAGAACTTTCTTGAATCCCATTCGTAAGTAAAGTCCCAGAAGTCATATTTCTTTTCTGATGGGACACAATCAATTTTATACTTAGTAGCGAATCGGTTTAACAAGTCAAGTTCTTTATCATTCATAGTATAGAAAGTTGTGTGTTGATTTTATAACTAGAATCATATCGCTTGTTTTCACCTTTAGGATAATCTTCTTTCTTGTATTTCAATTCTCTTATCCACTTCTTATTCTCTCTTTTATTACCTGTAAAGTAAATGTATCTATGTTTTCTTGGTCTTTCTCTTAACGCTAATTCTTTGTTAAGATAACGCTTATTATCAGTAACTGTTTTACTATGTAAATGTGGATTATCGGCATCATATCTTTCTAATCTTTTAGCACTTAATCCTGTATAAATCCAATTAGTAGCTTGATAGATATAACCATTATGATTCATACTTGTATCAGCATAACTTACAATAATTAAACTTGGAAGCATCTTTAGAGATCTACTTAAAAATTTTGATAGTGTATTCTTAGGTAAATTATCGTTTACACACAATCTGTTAAGCTCATAAACAAAATCTTTATTGTGTTTGCCACAAACTCCAACACATAAAGCGTTACTAGCTGGCTTACCAAAAGTACAAACACCATTTAAAACACCATCAATAAATAAACCAAAAGAATATGAAATTGAACACATTCTTTTAGCGTAGTGTTTTTTTAGTAACCACTCTTTGTAGTCATCTCTATTAATGCTTTTTACTTGCATTTCAATACTTTTACTCACTTTCTTTAAGTTTTGTAAGTATATTTAATTCATTCTTTAATTCAATAACTGCATTAGCCATTTCCATTTCATTGGCATTAGCTAGTAGCTTTTCTCTCTTATAAGCCATCATTTGTGTATGCACCCAAGTAAATGCTAAAGCACTTTCTTCAAACACTTTTAGTCTAGGCATAAGTTTATGTGCTTTCGGATGTCCTTCAATTTGCTTAAACATACTTATAACTTCTTTTTGATGTGCTATAAATTTATCAAGACTATTCATTTCGTCAAGATTTGGATCAGCATCTCTAAGTAGCTGAATGGCTTTCATTGTTATTTCGTCAGGCATAATTTAAAGTATAGTTAATTGGTTAGATTGATTTGATTTTTGAATGTTTAATGCTGTTTCTAATATTTTTTTACCAGATATATAATCAACTAAGTTTCTTGCAATTTTCATAACTGATTGATTTCCTTTATATTTATTGAAGTCGTAATCGTGTAATTTACACAAGGCTTTAAGCTCATCTTTACCTTGACAAACAGTAGATTTTCTAACACTTAAAGTATTTGGTAAATTAAAATTAGTCCAATATAAATGTCTATTTCTTTTAATTGGATTTAATAAAGGCTCATAGTAAGGTATTACATTTTCGACTACATATTTACCTTTAAAATGTGTTTTTAGAAATATTATTTCTTGATAAAGTTTCATATCAGGGTAAATAGGATCTCTACCATTTGCACCGATACTCCAATATCTTGCTCTACTATGTGATGGGCAAGGTGGACTCGTCCATATAAAATCAAAATCTTTATAGTGTTTTAATAAATATGTATGTGCATCTGCCACAATAACCTTGTCATTAGGGAATCTTTCTTGATAAAGTTTAGCTAATTCAACATCTAATTCAACAGCAGTAACTTCTATGTCAGCTACTTCATCCCACTTATACCGATTACCACCTAAACAAGAATATAGATTTAAAATTTTCATAATTAAAAGTATCTATTGGTTGGTGTTTTTTTTATCGTTTCTTGTATAGGATCAATTAAAGTACCATTCTGATTAAGGTATCTAAATCTTCGTAAACTGTAAGAATAAAATAAACAAATTGGCTCTAATTCTGGTGTAGGCACTCCTACTAACTTCTGAAACTTAACCTTTTGAATATGTATTTCAGTTACATTCCACTTATCACTTTGTGGATTTCTATGAAATACAATAAAATTATCAGCTCTGTTACCAAACATAGCACCATACTCTACATCACTCATATTTGGCGCAGGTCTTGTACCATCTTCACTTCTTTTCCTGTTCGCAGCTGTGCCAGGATGTACTACCAAATAAAACATCACATTGTGCTTTTTAATAAATCTTCTTACATTACTTAAAGCATCATAATAGTAGTCATACTTGTTTGTTTTACTTGGTGCTTTTAAATCATTAAGAGGATCAATAGATATACCATCAAACTTTTCTACTTCTAAAAAATCACTAAATGAATCTAAAACATCTTCAACAGTTGGTGTTTCCTCAAATGTAACAACAGTAAAATGATTGTATGCCCAACGAATAGCATTGATATAAGTATCATTATCTATTCTTTCTTTAAATTCTTTATCTGCTGTTTTGCCACAATACATTTCTGCTATATCAATCATCAAATCACCGACCGGCTCATTTTCTGGGCAATACATAAGCCATCTATAATTATATAATTTAGATGCCATTATCATTAAAAATAATTGTGTTGTAGTTTTACCTATGTTAGCAAAACCTGTCATAATAGTAAGCTCTCCTTTGCGAAAAGTATAGTGATCGTTTAAAGGTTCTATACCTGTTTTTAAACCTTTTGTATAACCATCTCGATATATCTTCTTGCAGTATTCTTCAATCTCGTGTGTTGAAGTAACTTTATAGTTAGACATATCTTAACCTTTAATAGCTTTTATTTGACCTTTTAGATATTCTGAATCAGGTGTGTCTTTTTTTAACCTAGAAATCCATCCAGAAGCACTCATTTTCCAATTCTTCATTTGGTTTTTTCCTACCTTCCAACCTTGTGATTCGTAGTAGTAAAAAAACCTTTCACCTTCTCTCTTGTTGCTACCTTTATCCTTGAAGTATTGAATGACTTCTTGGATGGTTCTAGGTTGTGATTTTTTCTTAAACCCCTCTAAAGAAAAACCACTTTTAATATTATTTGCATTTAAAATTTTAATTATGTTATTATGTACTCTACTTTCAGGGTTTAGTTTTTTACCATATTGAAACTCAATAAAACCTAATAAGTACCATCTACCATTATTTAAAACTTTAATTCTTTTCTTTTCTTTATTTACACTATCTAAAAAAACTTTATCATCTATGTCATAGCCCACACAAAATTCAAATAGTTTTTTGTTTGGCTTATATACACCTGCGTAATCACAATTATCACATATATATATCCAAAATAGTTTATGTTGAATTGGTAAATCTAAAAACCAATCCTCATTCCATTTAGTTGTATCAGTAAATCTTTTTGCCATTGTTTCTCTATTTTAAGGTTGTAAAAATAAAGGCTCATAGGTTTTGTTCGGAAATCTTACCTGCAGTAGCTATGATTATTAAGGTTTAACTGCTATCACCTTTGCCTTCTTTATTTAAAATGGTAAATCTTCTTCTACTTCACCATTAACTGTATGATATTCTTCATCCACAACAACATCATCAGCATCTTCTTTTACTTCTTCTTTTAAAGTAAATACCTTCCAAGCATTTAGATCGGTATAGTATCTTTCATTGTATTCTCTACAATTTATGTTAAATGATACTTCTACCATTTGACCAACCTTATTGTACTTCATAAAGTTGTCTACTTTTTCTTCACCAAATACTGTGAAATAGGCTTCAGTTGGATATTCACCAGAAGTTTTAACCATAAAACCTAGTTTTTTCCAATTAGTACCTTTTTGTGACACACCTTCTTGTATGTCTGAGATTTTTGTAATCTCACCTTGAAACTTCAAATCGTTCATAGTTTTTAAATTAATTGTTTATAGTTACTCGAATTGTTGAAAATATTCATCTTGTACTTTCATAAAAAAGTTTCTTGCATCAGAGTTTGAATTCATTTTATCTACACAAGCTGCAATCAATACACTTTGATTTTTTCTATACTCTAAATGAAACCTGACTTCAAAATCATCATCTTCACTTACATTCTTAACTGATATAGCAATGCTTTCATCAGTTTCTTCTTGTATTGTTTCGTGTGAAATATCAATTATGTTATTGTTAATTTTCATTTGCAAACAACTTTTTTATCATTTCTACTTTTCTTGTTATTGAATAATGTGATTTAATTATCTTCCTTAATTTACCATTAGGAGTATAATCTTCTCTTTTAATTACTTCTCTTAACATTAATCTCTTACAAGCCCTAAAATCCTCATCATACTCACAAAGTACCTTAAATGTTTTAATAGAGTGCATTACAGTTGAATGGTCACAATTTGTTAAGGTAGCTATTTCTGATAATCTTAGATCACCAAATGTACTTAAAAAATATCTAAGTGAATGTTTAGCGTTCATTAATTCTCTTTTTCTACTGAAACTCAATACTTCTTCAGCATCTACTCTCCAGAATTTACAAACTGTTGGAATACATTGTAACAGCCTACTATTAGCGTGTCTTGGTAATATTTCAGCTTTCATAATTCTTCATATATTAAGTTATTTCTTTTTAGTGGCTTCTTATATTCTTCTAATAAAGATATATATTCTTCCCTACCACCTTCAATAAAAAACTCAGAACATCTAAATATACCTACTTGAAATGGCTCAACAGTTTCTATAACAATAAATACAAATTCTTTTGCACCAAAGCCATCAAGATAAAATGCTGCTTGTCTATGATAATTATACCTAAAAGCACTTTTTCTAAATTCAGTTATAGGTTTTGAAGTAGTTTTTAAATCTACCAACATATCACCACCATCAACCACAATATCTGCTTTACCCTTACAATTTACCATTGTATTAAAGTCGATCCAACACTTAGCCACTTCTTTTTGTGAATTTGATAATATGTCTTTAATTTCTTTATGCTTAGTCAATTTATCTCGCATCGTTAGAGCTTTGTCATACTGCTCTAAATTAATTACGATACCATCTTTGTTTTCGTAATTTTCTTTCCAGGCCTTATTTAACTTACTTGCCATAGATTTGTTTGGCTCAGGTCTATCTTCTGGATTGAATACAACAAACTTGTTTTGATATTCTTTTGGCTCCAGAACAAGGGTGTGCAATAAATTGCCAAACCTTAAAGCTGGTGAATCTATTTTACCACCTTGCTTCATCATCTCATAATACTCTCTACCTTTTTTAAGGTAACCTAATTGTGAGTTTGTAATATACTCCCAATCATTGTAGTATTCTTCGTCAGTCTTAAATTGTTTCATATTAATCTTAATTGTTTTTTATGATTGTTTAATCTTTCTTTTGCAGTTTTGTAGTGATCGCTATCTAACTCACAAGCAGTCAAACTAAAACCTAAGTTATGACAAGCAATAGCTAAAGTACCACTTCCAAGATGTGTATCTAAAATCTTATCTCCTTTTTTGGCATAATTCATTAATATCCATTCGTATAATGATATAGGCTTTTGACAAGGATGCCATCTTAATTCATTTTTCCAATCTATTGTTTTGCCTATTACATTACCAATACTTACATAATGATAGATCTTCATATTAACACCAAAACTATGACTTGCAATATCACAATCTGATAAGCCTTTAGGATTGTTTCTTTTACCACCACCTGTTTTATCGTGAACAATTCTACCTACATCATCAACATATTTTGCATAGTAATTAACACCAAATATTATACGATTTTTAGTAACTCTTTTTAGCTCATCAAAATATTCTTTGCTAGGTATTGAGTCATTCCAATCTATTTTTTTGTGAATACTTCTGGCTAATGTGCTTCTAAAATCACCGATACCATATGGAGGATCGACAATGGCTAAATCAAAATAATTATCACCATATCGAGCCATTAACTCCAAATTATCTTCATTTGTAATAATTGTCTTAATCATCTAATTTTAATGATAAGTATGCCATATAGCATAATATTAGTGTAACAACTATTAAAGGAACAAACTTCATAGCTTCTTAATTTTCTTTAATATTTCTACTAGGTAATTAACACCATTATCAAACCACAAAATTATAGCACTTACTGTGTGAAGGAAAAATAAAAACCATATCCAAGTTGGTGCATTTGCAACTACTAATATCCAAGCAATAACAATTAGTATAATCATTTGTCTAAGGCTTTAATAAGTTTTACTTCTTGTGATTTAGTCATAGTATATTTACTCATAGCCATTTCTACTTGACTACCTTTACCTTGCTTAATAGCATCAAGCATACTCGTTTCAACATCCTTAGTCATCTCTTGTCTAGATGGCTTCTTATCTCTTATTCTAAGAGCATCTACTACATCACCAAAAGCCTTGACACCTTTCTCTACATACAAAGTAACTTGTGTGCCTACCCAATCTTGAACTAAGCCACTTCCAGAAACCTTCTCTATTGCTCTAGCGTTAGTCCGATTTAGTATCATAGGTTTATCAAACTCTTTAAAATTAACTACAAAACAATCTTCTTTTCTACCTTGTTGTCCTGTAACCTTCTCTTGTGATAATTTAGTTATTGTAACTACTTGCTCTCTTTTACCATCTAATGAATACGATCCCAAGTATTCGTAATTAAACTGTTTTTTCCAATGTCCTTTCATAACTTTCTTTTTCTTTACTTTCGTTATTTAAAATGTATAAATAGTTTTGAGCATACCTTTTTATTGTTGCTCTTTTAACTTGCTTGTTGAGTATATCTTCACACAACAATTTAAGTCTTACTTCATTTGAGTTTTTAATTTCCATAGCTGGGGCGGGTTAATTTTTATATATATATAGGTCCGAAAATGAAGATTTCATTTTAGGGTTTTTGTTTTCTAATAATGTTTGTAATGTAACTTTAGATAGATGTGCTAAAAAGTCTTTGAATGATGAGTTTGTTTCTTCACAATCTACTGATGTACCATTTTGTAAATTAATCTTATAAACTAATTCAGGAAGTTTTTTATCGTGGATAGTTTTACTGAAGTTTGGTAAACTAAGATCTATGTTTTTACATTTATTGGAATTATTTATATCCCAGAGTTGTGTGATGTTTTTAATCATCTCATCATAGAATCTTTCTTGCAAATTGTTCATAATAAAGTTTTTGGTTTTTAATAATTTTTTTCCAAATGTATAAAACTTTTTTGATAAAACAAATTTATAAAAAAACTTGGCAGGTTATTGAACATACATTAAATGATAAAAAAAATCCCTGCCCCTACCCCGCCGCCCTGCCCCTACCCCGCCGCCTGCCTGCCTGGCAGGGGAGAGGTTGCCATATGACATTTTGACTATTCCAAAAAAAAAAGCAGTTTTTTATTTAAAAAGTTAGTTTTAAATTTCGCACATATTAATCAAGTTAAACCTTAAAAACTAAAACTATGACAAGGATTGAAAACGAAGTTTATCAAAGTGCATCTTTAGAAATTGCAAATGATTTTTTAGAAAGATTCAAGGAAAATCAATACGAAGATTTTAACAAGTGTGTAAGCGATGTAAACGAGCTACACCACGACTATTTCAACCAAGACTATTATATTATAGGTTATTATAACGCTAAAAAGTGGCTAGAAAAACATAACATTGATGTGTTTGAGGCTTTAACATATTGCAATGAGTCAGAGATGGAGTATTTCGGAGAAATCAACACAAAACTAGATAATTACGAAATATTAGTTAATAACTTTGTGTATTGGTTGTCTTTAGAAGTTTTGATACAAGTTTTGAAGATAAACGAAACAATGACTATTAGAGATGTATTAAATATTCAAATTAGTGAAATCTTAAATAAATAAAGCTATGTACAAAGTAATCCAAAAACAAAAAAAGCAAATCAGTATTTTAGGCTTTAAGCGTACTAAAACTATTAAAAATGTATATAGGTTTAAAAAGTATGGCGAAGCGTTACAATTTGCACTAAATGAGCAAATAAGTACTTTCTTTTACGAAGTTGGCGAAGGCATTACAACAAGTCGCAAACCCTTCAACAAGTATATGAAAGAAAAGGAATTTGTTCAAGCTGCGAGAAAAAACCCTTTTTATTATTTAGGTGTTCACGAGATCACACGAATAAATTGTATTAAATCGGTTTACTATAAACTAATACAAAACAACAATTTAAACAAGTTAATTAAACACTAAAAATTGAAAATGGGCTTTTTCTGGATTTTCAGAATTAGCCCACTTTTACCAAAAAACACAGAAATTATGAAACAATTTAAAACAGTTAAATACTTAACATTTAAAGAGATTAACAATGATAAAGAATGTACTTATACAAAACTACAAAAGCACATTTTAAAAGTGTCTAATAAAGACGCTAACACCGAATATAAAAGGGGTTATTATTCTACTAATATTTGCGAGTGGAAAAACTCAAATTTGATTACTAAAAAAGGTAAATTTTATATCCTTACTTCGCTTGGTAAATTATATCTTAAAAACCCAAAAGAAGCTAATTTAAAAGTTAGAATTTATAAACTTGAAAAAAGCGTCAAAAGGTTTCAAGGTATCGCTAAACATTGGTACAACGAATCAAAAGCAAATCACCAATCTAAAGAAGTCGAGGAGCTACGAGATGAAAATTACAGACTATCGTACAAACTCGACCAAATCCGAAAAGCAGTATTAAACTATAACATATAAAAACTAAGAAAATGAGAAAAGATATAAACCAAGTAATTGAATTACTTAATAAATTAAAGTATGATCAAAATTTTAACAATGTTTATTTATCATCTAAATGTATTAATGATATGATTGATTCTTTAGAAACTTCTATTAGATTAATTAATTTAAATAATGTATTAGATTAATACTAAATTTATCTAACAACTATTAAAAGCCCTTCTTTTTGGAGGGTTTTTTTTGTGCCTATACTTTTTATATTCATTTCCTTTGATTTGTGACGCTTTCACACCTTTACCTATACAAACATATTGACAAGTAAATAAAGTTTATTAGACACCTATTAAAACGCTTTATTTATACTAATATATTATATCTCTTTACCTATCTTTTTTGTGTGCTTTTTTTTTTAAGAGCTAACACAAAATTTTTTTTTGAATTTTTTTTTGGTGACATTCTGACAAAACTGTCAGATTTCAAAATTTCGTTTCATTTTGTGTCTAATTCTGGGAAATCGCATACAACCCTTATAAACACTCACAATGTATGTATATAAATAATTATATATATAGGGGTATCAACAATATATAGCATTTAACAGCTAAAC